GCAGCCCATTTTCTGGCGGGCTATCCGATTTTGTCGCTTGTTATAGAGGACGCCTCATCATGATTGAGACTAAGGCGACTGGTGGTAAGTTGACTAAGCGACAGGAGGCGGAATTATCACGGTGGCAGGAGGCTGGCGCATTGGTCTACGTAGTGCGGACGGCCGAAGATATCGATAATCTGATTGGCGAAATAAGGGCTCTAGAATGACCAAGAAGTGGCTTCTGGGTGGCAGGACGGCTAAGAAGACTAGCACGGGGGCAGACGGGCTATTTTGGGCATTCTAGGGGCGAAAAACGAGGAGTTAGTGGCGGAGATTAAAAAGCCGTGGGGAAAAGGAGGGGAAACCCCACGGCAATAGCGAAAGGGCAAGGAGGAAGACAATGAGAAACATGACCATACGAAAGGAGGCTTCCTCGCTGGCATTATATCACGGGCGATGGCGCTTGTCAATTTTTCTCTCTTATATATGGCAAAGTATTTTCACACACGGGAACTTTTCCAGGCGGCAAGCGAAATCCTAAAATTATCCAAAAAAGTGTTTGCATAAAAACTCAGTTTAATTTTCGAGTGTCTAAAAGGGGGTGATTAAAGCATGATTAAATGGCAATTTGCCCTTATTTTACAAAGCTTTCTTGGGGGTCATTTAATATTTAATCACGTAGTAGATTGAGGGGGCATTTTACTTTGCCATATATATATACTAAATTTTTAAATCGCCGAAGTGCCCTACGGCAAAAGAGACGAGTGTGATATAATTGGCAAAATGGAGGTGCTATGATGAGCAAGAAAGCTGTAGTGCTGCTGTCGGGTGGACTGGACAGTACGACTGCGGCAGCAATTGCAAAAGCAGAAGGATATGAACTGTATGGATTAACGTTTGAGTATGGGCAACGGCATTTTAAAGAGATAGTCGCCGCTTGTCGAGTTGCTTCGGCGCTAGATATAGTGCGTCATGAGATTATTGGCTTTGACTTGCGGCGATTTGGCGGGAGTGCGTTGACCGACAAAACGCTAGACGTACCACAAGACCGTGATGATATAAGTTCCGACGTGCCAATAACTTACGTCCCTGCACGCAATACGATATTCCTGTCATTTGCGCTAGCATTTGCCGAAACCGTGGGGGCAGATACTATTGTCATAGGTGCGAATCAGATTGATTATAGTGGCTACCCTGATTGCCGTGAGGAATATCTGAATGCATTCGAGAAACTAGCGGATCTTGCGACGAGGGCAGGAACCGAGGGCACGCAGTTTAAAATTTATGCGCCGCTTCTTCATATGACCAAGGCAGAAATTATAAAACGTGGCATCGAACTTGGTGTAGACTACTCGCTAACATGGAGCTGTTATCTTGGTGGCGACGAGCCATGTGGTAAGTGCGATTCTTGTATCCTGCGGGCAAAAGGATTCGAGGAGGCAGGAATCGGGGAGGTGTTATAATAAGACTATGAGTGAGGCGAATGGGAAAAACGGCAAACGCAAGGGCACGAAGTTTAGCCCTGAAATTGCTGAGAAGATATGTGGCTACCTGAGCACTGGTTGCTACCTTGAGACTGCCGCCGCTTTGGCAGGAGTTAGCAAGAGCGCCCTGTGGGAGTGGATTGACAAGGGGCGCAAAGGCAAGGCGCAGTATGTCGAGTTTGTCGAGCAGGTAGACAGGGCGCTGGCGAAGGTGCAAGTGACGGCGCTAGCCGTGATAAGGACCGCTGCCGACAAACACTGGCAGGCGGCGGCATGGTTGCTTGAGCGGCGATGGCCAAATGAATGGGGCAGGCAGGACACGGTGAAGATAGTTAGCAAGCTAGCGGCGATGCCAGACGATGAGTTGCGCAAGATGGTACAGTCAATCCTTGAGCGCCACGAAAAAGCGGAGGGCGATGCGGTGTGACTTATGCATTGACACAAGTAGAGCGTCTGATACTGGCAGAATTTGTACGGCGTCAAAAGACTAGCGACAAGGTGCTCAAGAGTCTTGGCGACTGGCTGGCGAGTGTATCACCGCAGTGGACGTGGACTTGGGCATGGCAGAGATATGTGATTGAGCGGCTCGAAGAATTGGAAGCGGGAACAATTCGGAGACTGATGTTGTTTGTTCCGCCTCGCCACGGCAAGACGGAATTAGTAACCGTGCGATATCCGCTATGGTGGTTAGACCGTCATCCTGCGGACAACGTGATTATTGCGACTCACTCGGCGACATTTGGCACACGGCTTATGAACAAAATCGCACGGGTCGCCAATATCGCTTACAAGGAGCTTTTGAGCCGAGTTAGCCAGACCGACATTGCTCTAGCGACAGGTGGACATATATACATGACTAGCACTGGCGCAGGAATCGCTGGCATTGGCGCAGACCTAATCGTAGTGGATGACCCGATTAAAGTCGCCGAAGAGGCAGAATCGATTACTATGCGTGACAAGCTGTGGACATGGTGGGTTGAAGACCTAATCACAAGGCTAGAGCCAGATGGACGAGTGGTATTAATCATGGCTAGACGTCATTATGATGACTTAGCTTCCAGGTTGCTTGCCACTGAGCCTGAGCAGTGGACTGTGGTCTCGTTGCCTGCGCTTGCCGAGGACAACGATTTGCTTGGCAGACTGCCAGGTGAGCCGTTGTGTCCTGAGAGATTTAGCATCAAGGAGCTTGAGGACATACGAGTGCTTGGCGAGTATGCTTGGAGCAGTCTGTATCAGCAGAGGCCAGTACCAAGGAGCGGTGGCGTCTTCAAACGAGATTGGGTTGAGGCCGCTATGATTGCCAAGCTGCCCAAGGATGCGTATAGCGGTGTGACACTGCGTTATTGGGATTTGGCAGCTGGTGGCGATGACTATACTGTCGGTGTTAAGGTAGTCATGCATAGAGATGTGATATACTTGATAGACGTAATAAGAGGGCGATTTGACGCTGGAGCAATTGAGCGTATAATTGTTCAGACGGCGATGACCGATGGCAGGGATGTGCCGATTGTAATTGAGGAGGAGCCTGGTGCAAGCGGCAAGCTGCTAGTGGACCATTATCGCAGATTACTACTGGGCTACTCGATTCGTGGCGACAGACCGACTAGCAACCTAGAGCTGCGGGCGATGCCATTGGCGTCGGGATTAGCTGCTGGACGTGTTAAGATATTACAAGCTGGATGGACGCCTGCGCTAATAGATGAGCTAGTGCTGTTTCCAGCGGCGGCACATGATGACCAAGTTAGCGCTTTTGCTGGTGCTTATAATCAAGCCGTCAACGTTACAAAACCGAGGGTAAGAGTGTTTGAAGGAGTATGACTATGTTCGAGTGGCTTAAAAAATTCGGGCAGAAGAAACAGTTTGATGTAGGCAGGTTAGAGAACGAACTGTTGTGGACGCCAAGAGAGCGAGGGCGCAAAAAGTACTCGAGCTGGGTGTATCGATGCGCTAGCCTCAATGCTCAAGTATGTGCGGCGGCAGAACTGCGGTTATTTGCGCCCAAGGGGCAAGGGCGCAAGTATGCTCACAAGGCGTTAGATGAGCGTGACGAGATACTAGAGCATCCGTTATTATCGCTATTAAATACGGCGAATAAATTGCAGACTGGCTATGAATTTAGACTCATAAGCTTCTTGCATTTGGAGCTATATGGCAACGCTTACTGGCTGCTGACTAAGTCGGGCGTCGGTGTGCCAGTCGAGGTGTGGCCGCTGTATCCGAGCGCCGTGACGGTGACTTGGGACAAGGACAAGCAAGAGCCTGTCTACAAAGTTAACGCAACAATCTTTGGTGACATTGGAGAACGGGTGTATGGATTAGGCGACATTATCCATTTGCGTTATCCTTCGCCAGATAATTACTTACAGGGCGCTGCGCCAGCTGATGCTTGTGAAGCGGCAATCGAGCACTATGAGCGCATGCGCAAGTGGCATCTGGATTTGTTTGAAAAAAGCGCCCGTCCTGATACAGTCGTCAAAGTGCCGACTGGACTGTCGGACGATGAGTATCGCAGACTGCGAGTCGAGTGGCTGGCATCTTTGCGTGGGCAACACCACATGCCGATATTTATCGAGGGCGACATGGACGTTGAGCCATTCCCGAGCCAAGTCGGCGCTGTGA